CAAGGCAAGAATAAGGATATACGAATATTCAGCCATTCTAACGAGGTGCAGAACCTAACGAATTTTCCGGCGAAGTGGGCGACCCTCTGGCCGAAGTTCCACAAAGCCATTACCCAGTATAAGAAGCAGGGAACTAACACCCACGACGACGCGCCGGACGCGCTTACCGGCACCGTCGAGAAACGCCCGGACGGAAAGCAGGGCGTAACGAAATTAAAAAATATATTCCATTAACCCTATAACCCCGACAGCCATGCCGAAATTAGAAGAACTGATAGCAAGCGGCGATATTTCCGCCGCTATTGCGGAGTTGATGAACGGACGCATTACGCCGATGCCCGACGCGGCAGAGAACGCGGCGCAGTACGACCCCAAAAAGCACGACATCAACGACCCCAAAATACGCCCGGACAAAATCGTAGTAACCGATAAGGACAGCGAGGAATACGGCGAAGTCAAGAACATTAACGTAAACGCCGAGCTTACGACCGAACAGAAGTTTAGAATTGAAAAAGTGGCGCGTATTGCGCTGGCTATTCAAAAGCTGATAGTAAAACGCGCCGTAGCCTTTACTTTCGGGCATCCCGTCGGCTATAACGCGACCCCGGAAGGAGATAACGAGAAGGCTCTGTTAGCGGCTATAAACCGGGTATTCCACGACGTAAAGGAACGCACCGTAAACAGGAAGGTAGCCCGAAGCCTATACAGCACTACCGAAGTAGCCGAATATTGGTACCCGGTAGAAACCGAGAAGCCGCACAACCTTTATGGCTTCCCGAAAAATATAAAATTTCGCGTAGCCCTGTTCAGTCCGGCCTACGGCGATAAGCTGTACCCCTACTTCGACGACGCGCACGACCTTATCGCCTTCTCGCGTCAGTTCACGAAGAAGGGCGCGGACATGGTAACGCGCACCTACTTTGAAACATTTACGAAAGACGCGCACTATTTATGGAAGTCCGAGGGATTGGACGGCACGGACAAACGTAATTGGGAGTTGGTGGAAGGCTACCCCAAGACGCTGACCGTTGGCAAAATCCCGGTAATATACGCGGCGCAGCCCGAAGTAGAATGGGCGGACGTGCAAAGCCTTATAGACCGTTTGGAAAAATTGCTTTCCAACTTCGCCGACACCAACGACTACCACGCAAGCCCGAAAATCTTTGTTCAAGGCAAGATATTGGGCTTCGCCCGGAAAGGTGAGGCCGGGGCCATAATAGAAGGCGAAGAAGGAGCGAAAGCCGAATACCTATCATGGCAGAACGCCCCGGAAAGCGTGAAGTTGGAGATAGACACGCTTCTCCGTATGATTTACACCATTACCCAAACGCCCGATATTTCCTTTGATACCGTGAAAGGAATAGGCGCGGTTAGCGGCGTGGCGTTGCAACTTCTATTCATGGACGCGCACCTCAAGGTACAGGACAAAACGGAGATTTTCGCTGATTACCTACAACGCCGCGTGAACCTTCTAAAAGCCTACTTCGGCGTGGCTAATTTGTCGTGGGCGGAAGCCGCCGACAGCCTTCTCGTCGAGCCGGAAATAACGCCCTACATCATCGAAGACGAGCAAGGCAAGATAAACACGCTTCAAAATGCCAACGGCGGCAAGCCCGTAATAAGCCACAAGACATCTATACGCCGTTTGGGGTGGGTTGATGACGTGGAAGCCGAATATTCCGAGATACAGGCCGACGAAGAACGCGAAAACAGCTACACCGAGGGCGAGCCGACATTTTAAGCCCCGGAAGCAGCCCCAAAAGCATAACACGCTCTACCAAGGAGAGTAACGCCGCAGGAAAAGCAAATAAACCGTGTTTTTAGCCGCGTTCCGTTCCGAATGGATAGAACATACCTCTCGGACGCGGAACGCGCCTAAACGCGATTTTTTATAAAAATAACTATGCCCGAATATAACCCCACGCGCCTAATACTTCAACTTCGCGGCTTCGACGCTCGGCACTATGCGGCGACCAACCGTTACGCCCGGCAGATAGACCGACTTTATAAGACAGCTTGTGATGAGATAGCCCAAGCCGCCGGACGCATTACCCTACGCGAGGACGCGGTTTTTAGCTTCGACGACTTCCCAGCTACACGCCGACAAGCACAGGGAATTGTTACCCGATTGGCTAAAAAAGTGGAAGCAGTAATAAGCACAGGAACACAAGAGGAATGGACGGCGGCGACTCGGAAAAGCGACGCTTTCCTAAGTTCCATTATACGCACTTCCCGGCTGACAAAGGAAGAAGCGGCGCAGTACAAAGACCGTAACCTCGAAGCGTTGGCGGCTTTCCAAACTCGGAAGGTTGGCGGTTTGGGATTGAGCCAAAGAGTATGGAAGTATTGCGGCGACTTGAAAGAAACCTTAGAATTGGGTATAGATGTAGCGTTAGGAGAAGGCGGCAGCGCACAGCGTCTAAGCAAGGAGTTACGCGGCTTCCTACAAGAGCCGGAACGCCTATACAGGAGAGTACGCGACAAAGGCGGAAATTTGCGGTTGAGCAAGGCGGCGAAACTATACCACCCCGGACAAGGCGTTTACAGGAGTTCCGCCAAGAACGCCGCACGATTGGCGCGTACCGAAATAAACATGGCATACCGCGAATCCGAGTTTTTGCGTTGGCAGCAATTAGACTTCGTTGTAGGCTTCCGCGTGATGTTGAGCAACAACCACACCACGCTCGACAGCAAAGGGAAGAAAGTACCGCTATACGACATTTGCGACGAATTGGCCGGCGACTACCCCAAGACGTTCAAATTTTTGGGTTGGCACCCACAATGCCGCTGTTTGGTAGTGCCTATTATGGCCGACTACGACGAATATAACAAAGACCGGGCCAACCGCCTCAAGGCGATAGTTCGGGGTCAGTCTTATAAAAGCCTTCCTTCCCGGCGCACCGTCCGCGATGTTCCGGCGGCGTTCCGTAGCCATATAGAAACCATAGCCGACCGCGCTAAGAATTGGAAGGCTATGCCGTACTACATACGCGACAATTTCAAGAACGGCGTTATTTCCGGGGGGCTTCTTCCGTCGATATCGCAGAAAACGCAGATGCCGGGAACGACAGCAAAGCCGCCGCAGCCCTGTACGGAGTTCGACGGGGAGATAGCAAGTTATAAGACGTGGGCCTACACTTTCGGGCTTGATGTGTCGGCGTTGGATAGGCTACGCACTTCGGGCGACCGCGCCGGGCTTTATGCCGAGTTAAAGCGGTTACAGGGCGAAAGGTTTAAGCGACAGGCGGAATGGAATAAGGCCCGTAACGAGGTAGAGGACTTCGCCGTAGATAAGGCGCGAGGCTTCCCGGATATTCAGAAGGAAGCCGAAGCGATACTTAATGCCAACGAGATACGCACGACCAACTATTACGGCGACTGCATAAGCCGCCTTAAAGCCTTCTTCGCGTCGCTTCCGGGCAAATTGGCAGCAGCGAAAGCAAAGGCGGCTACTTCCTATTCGCCCATGATGCCGGACGAATTGAGGAAAGGAGCGGCACACCTACGCGGCGACGACTACGAATATAGCCGGGAGTTTTTCGACCTTTTGAAAGAAAAGCCGAAGTTAGAGATACGCCACCAAAACAAAGGCAGCTACGAAAGTATGCGCGGCAAGTTGGTAGTATTCGACAACGATACGCGCTTTACCGCTTCGCCGTGGATGCGTAAAAGTATTGCTTACCATGAGTTCGGCCACGCCATAGCCGACCAACGGAATCTATTATACGCAAAAGAAGTTACCGACCTACGCACGAAGCAAATAGCACGACTTCGTACAAGAGAGAAGGCAACTATTTGGGCGCGTGAGTGGGGAACAAACCCGAAAACAGGGAAATGGGATAAGGTCAAGGTTAGAAAAAAAGTCAGCCAAATGAGAGCCAAGACCATAGCCGACCGATTGGACTACTTATATAGTCGGATAAAGGAAAAGCCGGAAGGCGACCCGATATTTAAGCGTTATGGAATGACTAAGGCCGACGTTGTAGAGCAGATTTGCGCGGCACAGGACACACTAAAAAGCCTTATAAATTCCGTTGGCTGGGGTCATTCTACGGCATATTTCAAAATAGCCGGACACCCGGAACACGAATATTTAGCACATTGTTTTGAAAACGCATTTATAGGAAACCGCGTATTTCAGTTGTATATGCCAACCGAATACGCGGAGATGGTAGCGTTAGCGAAGTCGTTTAAGTTCTAAACGATATATAGAACGCCGTCGCTTATTGAGCCTACGACCTTCGCGCCGTTAGGCTCTTTTTTGTTGCTGATACCGGGATAGAACGGAATAAGCCGGGCTTTGCCTTCCAAACAGCGGCGGAGTATTGCCCCGGCTTTTTTTGCGTCCGGCTCGGCGTATTGAAGCAATCTTACCAATTCCATATCCTCAGCGGACGGACGTAGGAAAAGATAGGCTTCTACAAGCATATCATCGGGAAGTACCGTAACAGGTTCAATGCCTTTTTCAGTGTCTATATTGGGGATTTTCATAATATTCGGGTATATATTGCGGATATATTTCGTATATTTCCGATGGAACGCGAAGAACGAAGCCGGGGAACACGTCGACAACGTGGGCCAGTTCGGTAGACGGACGCGGCGCACCTTCCACCGGGGGGAAGTATTGCCTTACCACTTTGTCGAGTTCCCGAAACGCGGCGCGTCGTTTGGATCCACCGCTAAACTTGACTTCGCGGAGAGCGGCAGCAACAAACGCCTTACGCACTTCTTCCGGCGGCATAGCCTTTGCTACGTCTACCATGAGTTCGGCACAAGTATTCAGCGCGTCGGCTGTTACTTCGTCTATAACGGAGCGAGGAAGCAATAAATTATCCATTTTGGCTATAATTTGTTTTGAGTTCAACGCCGGAAATACGGCAGTCTACAACGCCGCCCTCGGTGGTGTTCATAAATTCTACTTCCACCTTACAGGCAAATTCTACATTAATGGCATGAGTTCCGGCGAATTGTTTCACGCGGTTTGTTATTTCACGTTCTAAATTCACTTTGTCGATATAAAACGCTTCTTCGGGGGTCAAGTTCTTTTCTTCCATACTCTGCAGATTGACATTACATCCACAAAGTTAGGGCTTTATGTTGAAGCAGCCAAATGAAGCAGAGCCGGACACAGGAACGCGCATAACTCCATAAGCACAGCCGTAACCGCGCCGGACGGAACAGCCATAACCATTCATTGCCACGCCAAATTAGCAATAGCAAAAACTACTCAAAACGCATTACTATACTACGGCTGTGTCAAATCCCGAAAAGTAACGTAGAACGTTTTTAAGTCGTCGGAATACCCGGCCATAACCGCCGCTTTTTTACCGTACCAATTAAAGCCGTCTTCCTTTCTCGTTTCGCCGTAGTTCTCGAAAAGCCATTTTATAACTTCCAATTCTTCAAGATTGCCGCATTTTACGAATACGAGGATACTTTTTATAAGATAGTTGTCAACGTCCACAAACGCCGCAAAAGGCGTAACGCTTCCCATCTTATAACATTCGTTGTCTATGTCGGCTTGTGATATTTCACATTTGAAACCGCCCTTTTCCGGTTTTTCGCCCAAAAGGTGAAGTTTGCGTAGATTGTGAGTGATTGAATCCCCTAACAGGATTTCGCCGAAGCGTGGGTTAGCGTCGAGGTATTCAACCGTTCCCTTTTCTTGAGAATGGGCGAGCAAGGGCAACAGCATAAGCAGCCCTAAAAGTAACTTTTTCATAGTACCGTCATTTTTCTAACGCAGCTTTAAATACTGCATAGGTTTTGGCTATCTTCTCTCCGTTCTTCTTGCCTAATTCAAAGTCTATATAGCCGTCTGTTGTATTGATACGCATATCGGTTATTACTTTCCCTTCAAGGGCGGACACGTCCCCGGTAAGATATATATTCAGGCCATACAGGGCAGACCCGAAAGCCCCTACTGTACCTTCTCCTTTTCCGGCGACAGTAAAGCCGCAGTTCTTAAACGTGTATGTGTTTCCGTCCGCGTCAAGGAGAATAATATCCGCGTCGTCAGATAGAGCCAATACGTTGTTAGTACACCATTTCAAGCGGAGATAGTCCGTACCGTCCTGATGTCGGAAAGCGACCCATATATTTTTCATAAGTCGGCCGCCTGTAGAACCCATAAGATTTTTGTCTGAAACAATCTTTTCAAAAGACATTTCAACAACTCGCGAGTTAGTGAACTTGTCGAGTTCGTCTACTTTGATTTTTTGAGCGTACCCCAATATCGGGAGCAGCGAAGCGAAGAAGATAAGTAAAAATTTCTTCATTTTGATTTCGTATCTTTGCAGCCGCCGTCCGAAACGGCTGGTTATACACACGAAAAAGCGCGGACTATTTAGGTTTGAGTACTTGCGGCATCGCCAAACGCCTTTACAAAGTCAAACCATATAGCCGCGCTTAGTCGATATATCGGTTGTGGATATACGACATGCGCGGTTAGGCTCAATCTTTGTAATTTGTTAATTTGGCGATTTTCAAGTACAAAGAACCTAACGCTTCCGATAGGTAGCCGGATTTCTCCCCGGCATACGGCTACAAAGTTACTGATTTTTCCTTACACACCGCACACCAACGCCATACAAATCGCACAGCGTCAAAAGTTCACGGGTGGAAGTTTTGGCGAAGTGTTGATACCTTATATCGCTATTCGTATTAATATAATACGCTAATTTTGCACTAAGTTTAAGTAGCAAATATAGTTTTTATGAACGAATTACAGGAACAAATTTTAGCTCTACTTGTAGCCAAATTTCAAGGCGAGCGAAAAGACGGATTGCAGCAGTTGGCCCTGCTGATAGGCACGACCGCCGCAAATATTGAAGAAGCAACCGAAGCCGTAGACAAACTTGCCGCCGACAAGGTTAGCCAATTCGTTAAGGACTACCGCCGGACAGCCGACGCGGAGATAGCAAAGGCAAACAAGACCTACGAAGACGGACTTAGACGTAAGTACGATTTCAAGGAAAAGGAAGCCCAGCCCACCGTGCAGACCCCGGCAACACACCCGGAACAGCAGCCCGGCGGCGCACTTACCGCCGAGCAAATACGCCAAATCATACGCGAAGAAACAAAGGACGTAAGGGACGGACTATCCAACCTTAACGGCGATAAACTTCTCGCTTCGCGCCGGGAACAGCTTGTAGCCAAACTTGATGCCGCCAAAGTAGAAGGCCGGCAGCGCGACATGGTTTTACGCAACTTCGACCGCGCCGCTTCAACCTTCGCCAATGACGACGATTTTAACGGCTACTTAACCGAGGTGCAGAGCGATATAGACGCTATTGCACAGGAGAACGCCGACAAAGGCCTACACGGACACGAAAAGCCCTTATTCGGAGCCGTGAACGATAAGGGAGTAAGCGCAGCCGTGGCGGACTACATCGCCTCCAAGAGTGAAAACAAGTCTTCCCTTTCGGGGAAGGAAGTCTAACCCTTTAACACCATTACGAAAATGGGATTTATGCGAATTGACAGGAAGAAGGACAACCGCACCGTACACGCCTGTACGCACAATTTGGCCGACATTCCCAACGGCGTAACGGTAAGTACAGCCGACCTTATCCCCGGCGTACCCCTTCTTGAAGGAACGCCGCTCGGTAAGGACGTAGCCGGAATTTACCACGCCGTAAAAACAGCCAAAGTGTCGGAAGCCGCCACCAACACCGCGACCACCTACAAAGTAGCCAAAGGGCATCATTTCAAAGTAGGCGACTTCGTGATGTTCAAGACAGGCGCAAAGGCTTATGCGATTACCGCTATTGACACTTCCGCCCTTACACACGACACCCTAACCGTCGGCACGACCCTCGGCGCAGCCGTGGAACCCGGCACCGCCATAGTACAGGCAGCAGCCGCCACC